ATGATTACCAAGGCAACCGCAGAGGTGATTCGCGCAGTAAAGTCGGATCTAGATAAAGAAGACAGACCATTAAAGGACTTGCTTAATGAAAAAGAAGATGAACACGGCAGTGCTAGCGTCGAGCGAAGCTCAGACGATACCAAAGACCAGTGACCTCCAGTTTGTCGGTGAGGATCTTGGCGCTCATGATCTTAAAAACCAAGATGATACTCCATTTTTCTACCGAATACTTATTATAGACGGCGAAGACACCATTTATCAAGAATTCGGTGTGGGATATGTATATAAAACAGCAGGTAATGCCCGTCTACGCAGAGAAAAGGTGCTAGAAAGTTGGTCTGCTTCCTCTGGAGAGGGAGACAGTAGAAGTCCAAAGCGCATTAAAGTTACTCCGGGAAGTCGTATTTTTGTATCGACTGGAACGCCAAGCAATTACAGAGATATGTTTGTTCACCCAAACTCAGTATTGTGCTGTAGTGAACCCGATAAACCTTTATCTGTAGAACTTCAAAACAATACCTTGCTTGGTAGGTTTAATAATATTATTCAATCCATAGACCAGAATGAGTTATGGACAATATTGCTAGATGATAATAAAAAGCCCGTTAAAGGTAGTATCAGGTACAACGATGAAAACAATTTTTTTGAGGGATACGACGGAGAACGATGGCGCACGTTAATGTGGGGTGATGAGTGAAAATACCAAATAGTCTAACAGAATCCGAAACATTAGCAATTATCACAAAAGTTATAAACAGAATTGCACCTAAATATACATTCTACGGCTACACAGTAGATGATATTAAGCAAGAGTCATACATAATATGCATAAAGGCGTTAGATAGGTATGACGACAAAAGACCCCTAGAAAACTTTCTAAGTAAAAATTTAAGTAATCGTTTAAAAAACTTTGTTAGGGATAATTATTTCATTAGTGACTCAAACGATGACAGAGTTAAGATTCTACAGCCAGCACAGCTAGATTACGAAGAATCCATAATTGACGGCGACACTTATTACTCAGTAGAAGATGACAGAATTGATAAAGAGGAGCTTAACTCATTTATTGACATCAATCTACCGGCTTCTATGCGTATGGACTATCTAAAGATGCTAGAAAATATTTACATCCCAAAGACGCGCAAGGTTGAGATCATAGAAAAGATTCAAGAATTATCGCAGGAGTTTGGTTATGAAAAAGGGTAGATTCTCTAAAGAAGAAATACAATATATAGAAGAACACATAAAGACTGACTCACATACTGATATTGCTTTATATTTAGACAGAGATCCTGATAGTGTAGAGAAATTTATTAAGAAGAAGTTTGGGAAGGGCGCATCTGCGGAGGAGATCGCGGCATTTGACCTCGAAAACAGGGCGTATTGGCCCGAAATCAAAAATCAATTTACTGACGATGAGCTTAAACTTTTCAGATACCATTGGTCTCGAATCATCTCCCAATTTCGCGATGATGTTATACCTACGGAAGAACTACAAGTAGTTGATCTTATAAAATTAGAATTACTGATGAATCGCTGCCTGAAGTTCAACAAGGATAACATTCAGCAGATATCGGCTCTAGAGGCTCTCATAGCCGAGGAGAGAGCGCGCGACCCAGACCAGCAGAATCCAGACCAGATCTTTAATATGGAGCGTCAGGTGTCCTCTCTGAAAGCCTCACAGGAGTCTCTCAACAAGGATTATCGCGAGCTGCAAACCAAGAAGAACTCGATGCTCAAGGAAATGAAGGCGACCAGAGAGCAGCGTGTGAAGCGACTAGAGGATAGTAAACAGAGTTTGACGGGATGGATTGCTTTTCTAATGACTAATCCAGACGTTACACAGAAATATGGTATTGAAATGGAGAAGATGAGACTTGCTATGGAAGCAGAGAAAGATCGTCTCTCTAAGTACCATAAATATCAGGACGGAATGATTGACCAACCCTTCTTAAATGCAAATACACTAAAAGACTAAAGGAAAGAAATGAAGACAGCTATAATCTTTGGAGTTACAGGTCAGGACGGTTCTCATCTTGCAGACATCTTGCTTGCAAAAGAGTACCAAGTATACGGCGTATCAAGGAGAACCAGCACTCCCAACACGGAACGTATCTCACACTTAATGGATAACGATAGATTTAAATTGCTTGAGGGTGATATCACGGACCAGTCTAGTGTTTTAAATATACTGAAATGTCACGAAAAAGTAGATGAAGTCTACAACTTGGCGGCACAATCGCATGTTGCTGTCTCGTTCAATCAACCCGGACTGACTTGGGATATTACTGGCAAGGGCTGTCTTAATATTTTACAAGGTATTGCGGATCTTAGGATGACCGACACTAGGTTTTATCAAGCTAGTTCTAGCGAGATGTTTGGGAAAAACTATGACGAGGTTGATGGACAAAAATTCCAAAACGAAGAAACTAAGTTTTTACCACAAAGTCCATACGCCATAGCTAAATGTGCCGCTCACTACATGACTAGATTGTATAGAGAGGGATATGGCCTACATGCTAGTGCAGGAATCCTGTTTAACCACGAGGGTCCACGAAGAGGAGAAACCTTTGTGACCCGTAAAATCACTAAATGGATCGGTGACTGGGTTAAGAGCGGTAAAGATCCCAACTTCCCACAACTACGATTAGGTAATCTTGAAGCATCTAGAGATTGGGGTTACGCAGGCGATTACTGTGAGGCTATGTGGATGATGTTGCAACAAGACTGCCCAGATGACTATGTTATATGCACAGGCGAAACACACACTATTAGAGAATTTCTAGATGTTGCATTTAAAGAAGTTGGTGTTGATGATTGGTCTAATTATGTAGTACAAGACCCAGAATTTTACAGACCAGCAGAGGTAGATTATTTACGTGGAGATTGTCAAAAAGCAAATACAAAACTAGGTTGGACCCCAAGGCATAGCTTTGAAGATTTAGTAAAACTAATGGTACAGCACGACATACAATGATAATATATAAAATATTCATGGATATGAGCAATGTGATAGCAAGATTAAAGTCCTATGATCTTGGAGCCTACAACAGCGCTTTACCCATAATATTTGCAGAAGCTGAAGATCCAGATGGAGCCTGCTATCAAGCTTACCAAAAATTAAATCACCAATTGCTCAAAAAAGATCATTCATTGGAAGGTATAGAATTTGCAAAAGACATAATGAATGATATAAGAGTATTAAAAATAGAGAAGGCCAATGAGAAGAAATTATGACGACCCAGTATACAAACGTTGGCGCATAAGTGTGTACAAACGAGATAATTTCACTTGTCAGATGCCGGGGTGCAAAAAAAAGACAACACTACAAGCTCATCACATACAAAAGTGGGCTAACGCTTCGATGTTGAGATATGATATTGATAATGGTATAACACTTTGTAAAAAATGCCACAAAGAAGTTACTGGTAATGAACATCACTATCAATCGTTATTTCGAGACATATTAAGGAAGAAAAATGGCTGAATACAAAAAAGCCCCTCAGTACACAGTAGTTAGAGATACGAGGGAACAAAAAGGTTATTTCTTCAAGAAATTTAACACATGTAACGGGACGGTTCAAAAAAAACTGGACACTGGCGATTATTCTATTCTAGGTATGGAGGATAAAGTTTGCATCGAGAGAAAAGCCAGCACTTCAGAGCTGGCTATCAATTTAGGTAAAGGTAAATACGCCTTCATGAATGAAATAGAGAGAATGAGAGACTATGAGCATAAGTATATAGTCTGTGAGTTTTCGATGGAAGATCTCATGATGTTTCCAGAAGGCGCAAAAGTACCAAAAGATCTAAAAAGTAAAGTTAAGATTACTGGTAAATATATGTTAAGATGCCTTATGGAATTTGCAGTGTTTTACGATGTACATGTTATATTCGCTGGTTCCGAAAGAGGTGCGTTTGATCTAATTAGTAGCTTATTAAAGAGAATCAACGAAAAGCATACAGTGGGACAACTAAGATGACAAATACAAGAGATAGCGTAAGTGAAGTTCACAATTATAACATCGACGTAAAAAATAGACACATCTATATAAACGAATTTGATGACGGTGGTGAATCGGCTGGTGTCGATCACAGGATGTTACAAAACTTTATTAAAAACATTAATTTATTAAGTATTAACAGTAAAGAACCGATAACAATCAATATGCAAACTATTGGTGGTTGTTGGGAATCGGGGATGGGAATCTATGACTCTATTAAAAATTGTAAGTGCAAAACTAATTTCATTGGCTATGGTCAGTTATGCTCTATGGGGACTATTATCATTCAAGCCGCCACCAGAAGATTAGTAACTGCAAATTCTACATTTATGGTACATTGGGGTAGTAGTGACATAAGCGGCCACTATCTAAGCGCTCAAAACCTAGCGGCGTTTGAGAAGATGTCTGGTGAAAAAATGATAGAAATTTACGCGGAACGCTGCTGCAAAGGAAAGTTCTTTAAAGAGCGCGATTATAACTTATCTAAAACAAAAACATATATTAAAAGGAAACTAAGCGGCGGCGACTGGTATATGACGGCAGATGATGCCATATACTATGGGTTCGTTGATGGTATTTATAAATGAATAAAAAATTAAAGCAGATAGATGAAGCTTGGCTAAATATTGATGTCTTAGAGAGCGACTTATTTAACCCTATGGGTTTATTAAAGAGTTCCGATGATGACTTTCATCTAAAGCTCACTTGGCTTATGACTAGACCAGAGTACTTCTCATTCCTAGTCAAAAACATTTTTAATATTAATTTATTACCATCTCAGGCACTTATTCTAGCTGAGTTATGGAACCGTAAGTTTCCCATGCTTATAGCTAGTCGTGGCTTTGGTAAATCCTTTATGCTATCTCTTTATTCTATGCTTAGAGCTGTATTGTTACCAGAAAGAAAAGTAGTTGTGGTTGGCGCTGCATTTAGACAGTCTAAAGTTCTATTTGAGTACATGGAAACTATCTGGAACAATTCTCCAATTCTAAGGGATATTTGCGATGGAAACTCTGGTCCCAGACGTGACGTTGACCGCTGCGTTATGCGCATTAATGATAGCAGGGTTACTTGTCTACCGCTTGGGGATGGGCAGAAAATTCGTGGTCAGCGTGCTAACGATATTATCTCTGACGAGTTTGCTTCTATTCCTCGTGACATATTCGAGACTGTTGTGGCTGGTTTTGCTGCGGTTAGTTCAGATCCTATTGAAAATGTTAAGCGGCTAGCGAGAGAGAAAAAAGCGGCAGAACTTGGAATTGAAATAGAACAATCCGATAATGCAAAGATAGAAAAGAAAGACAATCAGATCATTCTAAGCGGTACTGCATATTATGATTTTAATCATTTTGCAGATTATTGGAAAAGATGGAAAACAATAATAAAAAGCGGAGGAGATCATAACAAATTAAGAGATCTATTTGGTGGTGATGACGTTCCAGATAATTTTCGTTGGGATGAGTACTCTATTATTCGTATTCCATACGAGCTTTTACCAGAGGGCTTTATGGACGCAGCACAGGTTGCTAGATCTAAGGCGACTGTTCATGCTGGTATTTACCAAATGGAGTTCGGAGCGGTGTTTACGCGCGATTCAGAAGGGTTTTTCAAGAGATCCCTAATTGAATCCTGTGTGTCTAATGAAGAAGAACCAATAAAAGACTCAAAAGGTAACGACATTATCTTTGAGGCAAAGCTTATCGGAGATCCAAAAAAACAATATGTCTTTGGTGTTGACCCCGCATCCGAAGTTGATAATTTCAGTATTATTGTATTAGAGCTATCAGAGGATCATAGGAAAATTGTACACTGCTGGACAACCACTAGGTCTGAACACAAAGAGAAAGTTAAGAAAGGTTACTCTACAGAAAAAGACTTTTATTCTTATTGCGCTAGGAAGATCAGAGATCTTATGAAATTATTTCCGTGTGTCCACATAGCTATGGACGCTCAAGGTGGCGGTATTGCTGTTATGGAATCTTTACATGATGACGATAAGATTCAAGAGGGTGAAATGGCAATCTGGCCTGTAATCGACGAAGATAAACCTAAAGATACGGACGATGAACGAGGATTACATATCCTAGAGATGTGCCAGTTTGCTAAATACGAATGGTTAGCAGAGGCAAACCACAGCCTCAGAAAAGACTTTGAAGACAAAGCTATATTGTTTCCTATGTTTGATTCTGCTGGTCTAGGTTTAGCCAGTATTGACGATAACATGAAAGGCAGGATGTATGATACTCTAGAGGAGTGTGTCATGGATATCGAGGAATTAAAGGACGAACTAGCTATGATCCAAATGACGCAGACCACCAGTGGTAGAGATAGGTGGGATACGCCAGAGATAATTGTTGGTGCAGGTAAAAAATCCAAAATGAGAAAGGATAGGTACTCCGCATTAATCATGGCTAACATGGCCGCTAGAATTATTGCTAGAACCAGAAGTCCAGAAGAATACCAATTTTTTGGTGGTTTTGCATCTTCATTACCTAAAGACTCTAAACAGAAAAAGAGCGACAAACTATTTACTGGACCTAATTGGTTCACGCAAAATATGAACGATATTTATTAATCTGTGTATAATATGATACCATTTGAATTACATTCCAATTATACTCAGAAAGGCAAAAATGTCCGACGACAAAAAGAATCTCATCACTTGGGATGACGAGACCTCTAAAGCAATTGCTATGGAGCGTCACGCTGAATCCATAGATAACTATGCAGGAATCGCTAAAGGTAGTAGTTTTTTCAGAGATTTTAAGGACATCGAGCCAAATAGGTCCGTAAGGCCCGGATTTACTGGTCAGGACTACTATGCGTTTAGGCCAGATGAGCAGGTTCCACAAAGAAAGAAGCGTGCCATCAAAATGTGCATGGACGCTTACGATAAAGTTGGTATCGTTCGCAATGTTATCGACCTAATGGGTGATTTCGGATGTCAGGGCGTTAACATAGTACATGAGAACAAAAGCGTAGAGAAGTTCTACCAACAGTGGTTCAAAAAGGTGAATGGCAAAGAGAGATCTGAAAGATTTCTAAACTTATTATATAGAGCTGGTCAAGTATTTATTTACAGGAGTAATGCTAACATAACTCCTGAGATCACAAAATACATCAAATCTATGGCTAGCGATATTGTCATCGAGATGCCTGAATACGAAAGTAATCAGATACCTTGGCGATACAACTTCTTCAATCCACTACAGATTGACATCAAAGACGACAAGATCAATCTTTTTGTTGGTAGGAAAGATTTTCAAATCAACCCAACGTCGTTTATTGACAACTTCAAAGATGGCGCAATCCCAGCCCATGTGCTTGAGACTCTACCTCCAGACGTTAAGAACAGAATACAGAAGGGCGACAGAAAAATCGACCTAGACCCAGAGCGAATATGCGTACACTATTACAAGAAAGATGACTGGACGAACTGGGCAAATCCTCTCATCTACGCAATCCTCGATGACATCATCATGCTTGAGAAAATGCGCCTTGCCGACCTATCTGCTTTAGATGGTGCAATTTCTAATATTAGGTTATGGACTCTTGGTAATTTAGATCATAAAATTTTACCAAACAAATCGGCTATCAATAAACTTAGAGACATACTCGCCAGCAATGTTGGTGGCGGTACTATGGAACTTGTCTGGGGTCCAGAGCTTTCATATACAGAATCTAACAGTCAGGTTTACAAATTCTTAGGGTCTGAGAAGTACAACTCGGTCCTTAGTAGCATCTACGCTGGACTTGGTGTTCCACCAACCCTAACAGGTCAAGCTGGCAACGGTGGAGGATTTACCAATAACTTTATCTCATTAAAAACCCTTGTTGAGAGATTGCAATACGGGAGGGATCAACTTACATCTTTCTGGGAAAAAGAGTGTGAAATCGTCAGAAAGGCTATGGGTTTCCGTAAATCTCCTCATATCGTATACGATCAAATGACACTATCCGATGAATCCACAGAGAAGAACTTGTTAATTCAGTTAGCCGATAGAGATATCATATCACACGAGACGGTTCTTGAGCGATTCAAAGAGATCCCATCTGTTGAAAAAATGCGACTAAAAAGAGAAGATAAAGCTAGAGAAGCTGATAATTACCAGAAAAGGCTAGCCCATTCCACAAGCCAGACAAGGCTTTTGAAATTGAAAAGATGGAAAAACAAGGACAGATTAACGAGAAAATTGCAGAGAAGAAGGAAAGTCAAAAA